GTACTTTTGTGGTCCGACGACAGGGTGATGCAGTTTATCAATACAAATTTTGAGTTTTTTCATAATGTGAACAATCCTGACGTAATTCTTCTTCTTCCAAAGTGTAGCGAGGACATCAATGCCATAAAAAATCATTTACTTCCGTTTTAGGCAATAAAAGGTGGCAAGAATTGCCCACATTAAAACTATGAGAAAAGACGTTAGAAACAAGATATTATTTGCTTTTGGTTCTCTTGTATTTAAAATGTAATCTAAATTGTACTTTTTTAGTAGAAACGACAAAGACTGCTTGTAATTTATTTGTTGCGCAGAAAAGAAATTAAGACCAGGAAAATGAATGACAAATACGTTCTTTCCAAGCAAAAGGGAGGAGTCCAAGTAGTTTGACTTGTCAAATCCGAAAGCCAATCCCGAATTAAAAAATAGTTTCGCCTGCGTGTCAACTTTTACGTTATTAAAACTATTGTCCGTGTATTCGCTTAAAGCCAGTTGGTCATCCTTGTACCCGTGATCGTAAAAGTAAGACCACATTTGGTGCAGTGCCTGTGCCTTTCCACCAAGCAAACCAGCATTCACGTTTTTGTACTTTGCATTGCGCAAATCATAATTCTGCAGAGGTCTACAGTTTCCACCGCAGTGATTTTCAGCGCTGCAAACAATATCCGCATTGAAAAGTTGGAACTCATTTTCAAAATCGTCCGCATAACGTACCGGCAAAGTATCGTACGAGTCAGTGCAAATGCAAAGAGCGTCAGGTTCTTTCTCTGCTATTTGCTTCGTTGCTTCAGCGTAAGCCTTCATTTTTGTTCGCCATCCCTCCCACTTCCAGTCAACTCCGCATATTTTAAGTGTGTAATTTAATTTTTTTGCAAGTAGACATAACATCATGCTTTCGTATTGGTACGGATCCGTTGCGCATGTTAGCAAGTACATTTTATATCTTTGTTGATTTAATTAATTGATTGTAAAAGTAAAACGCAAAAGCAGTAGCAATTACGGCCCACAAAACTAGAACCAATACCAGAAAAAGGCCTGTGCCAGTAAGAGCTCTGGGATTTCTTAAAGAAACAACGTTCTTCATATTGTTTGTGTTCAAAACTTTTTGCAAACTGTCTTTGTAATTAATCTGTTGCGATTCGTGGGCATTCAATCCAGGAAAATGAACAAAGTACTGCAAGGCCCCGCTAAGAAATCTGTCTTCCACAATGTTTTCATTTTGAGTCACAACATTGTCGACAACTACAGTGTTCATAAAGAATTTAGCGTTAATGTCAACATAAAATAGTTCAACATTGGAGTCAATGTACTGACTTAAAGCAAGTTGATCGTCAGTGTACTGGTTGACGATATAGTTGCTAAACATTGCATTCAATCTTGCAACCCTTCCAAGTATCAAGCCGGAGTTCACGTAATTAAAAATTCCGGTTTGGTTGCCGATAAAGTAGTTTACGAGAGGCCTGCAATTGCTCCCGCAGTTTGTTTCAGCACCAACAATTATTTCCCTGCTCACTTTTTCGTAATCGGATGTTAAAGTATCTGCTTTTCTTACAGGAAGAACATCGTAAGCATCTGCAATTACGCAAAGTTTATCTTGGTCCAATTTTTTTAAAGCTTCGTGGAGACAATTGATTTTTGTTACGTATCCATTCCATTTTTCATTGACTCCGCAGAATATCACATTGTATCCCATTTTTGTACCGAGTGTAGTAAAAATGGAAGATTCGAATTGGTACGGATTCGTTGCACAAGATAAAAGGTAAACATCACTCATTTATTTAAAATGAAAATACGAATTTTCAATCACGATGAAGATCTGACCACAAGCAGGAATTTTATCGACATTGAAGACATGGATGATTTTCTTCTTACCTTACTTTTTTCAGAAGGAGAAGAGGACAAACCTGTTCGCATTATAGTTGACGAGCAAAATCACGCAGTTCTAGTTAAATTCGGCACAATGAACAGACTGAACTGCGTTGATGACGAGATTCATAACTTAGAGCTTTTAAGTTCACTGAAACTAAGGCACCTTGCAAGGTTTGAGTTTAAATCTTTTTTTGCAGATGCTTGCATTCTAGGAGTGGAATATATTCGTCCTTACTATGAAGGTTCATCGAAGATTAGCAGCTTCAGAGACCTTTGTAAAACTAGAAATTCAATTAACATAAAGTATGCTTTTTTTCAGGTTTTGATTACCTTGTGCAATTTGCAGAAGAAGTTTCCTGGTTTTAGGCACAACGATCTGAAAGCTGATAATGTTCTGATAGAAAAATCTCTTTTGAACGATATTATTTACTCTCTAACCTTAAGCAAAAAAAGAAAAAGCTACAGACTTAAAAATTGCACTATCAATGCGAAAATCATAGATTTTGAGCTCGCAAATTCCACAAACAATGAAATCCGAAGTTATACTGTTAAGAAAAATGAAGACAACATGAAGAATGAGTTTGGTCTCTCTGAAGAAAGATGCGACTTTTTTGACATACATCTTTTGATCTACGACATTACTCGTTACTTCAAAGACAACGAGTTTTTTTCTTTTGTGACAGATTTTATTCCCGTTCAGTACTTCTACTCTCCAAACATCACCAACCAGTCTAGACTTACTCTAGAATCTCAAAGGTACCTTCAAAACAAAATCAAGGAAAACGTTCTATATGACATGTTATCGCATCCGTACTTTTTTGACATTCGCGACGATAATCTCGAAGAGTTCGACGTAATAGTGGATTTAGACGACATCAACTGTTAATTCATCTTTCCCTTTTCGTTAAAACAAATTTCATCATTGTACTTTCTCGTGAGTAGCAACAACAACTTCTCAAAATAAAAAGACTTCAGTTTTGGAAACATTGAGTCGTAATAACACTTGTCAAAAGAGTGCAAGGTTATCCATGTGCGTTTTGGTTGCCAAACAACAAACCAAATATGTCGTATCTTTGTTCCATGAGAATGAAGATAACCAGCAATTCCTTGTATTTGCGCATAGTAATAACTTGGTGTGTTGAATCTGTATTTCTGGTATGGATGCTCATTCGAGTCTTTAATTCTGGCTGGGCATTTGAACTCAACAACGTCCACCTGATTGTCCATCGTATCAATGAGGCCATCCGGACTTACTGCCATCCACGGAGTTTGATGGTACTTGATTAAGTTGACCTCCCTGAATTTTGCTGAGGGTTCAAAAAAGTTGTACCATTCTAAGAAGCTTTCCTTTGCATGTTCCTCATTTTGCTTACCGTATTCGGTGTACTGATTCCCTTTGAATGTGGAAAAGACTTTCTTCTTCAATAAAACATTTACAGATTCGTAAGGGTTCTCACCGTTCACAGTTCCAAAGTCGCTTGCAGTAATACAGTACTTTCTTGATTCTATCCATTCCTTTGACCTTTGAGGATATTTTGCAATGATGTCGGTTTGCTCCGACGTGCACCTTACAAATTTATCGTAAAATTGTTCAGTTGTTAGCTTTTCATTTTCTTTTTTATCTTTTTCCTCTTCAAACTGTTCATCTTTATTTTGTTCCTCGCACGTTATGACTTTGTGTAAGAGATCAAATTTTTTTGGGTGGTTGGGAATGCAAATAGTCTCGTTGACTTTAATTTTTGTGTTTAAAATTTGTTCTTTAAACCATTCATCGCAAAGTTCAAAATCCATTCTTTCTGCAGTGCGTAGGTAAAAAATGGATGATTTACAGCAAGATAACGATAACTGTCCTATTTGCTGTGTAGAATATACAAGCAAGTTGCGAAAATCGGTGAATTGTTCTGGATGTTCAAAAAGTATATGCCTAATTTGCACAAAAAAATATTTGTTGAGTCTTCCAGTGGCCCCACATTGCATGCACTGCAAGCGCGAATTTTCGTCAGAATGGCTTGACTCTACCTTCAATAAAACCTTCAGAGAGAATGACCTTCGAAAGCACAGAATCAAATTGGTGATGGAGCAGGAAAAGTCAATGTTTCCTCACACCCTAACTATCATTGAAAACCGCGATCTAATGGAAAGAAGTTGTAAACTTATTTTCGAGCAGGAGAAGATATTGTCTTCTATAAGTCCACGGTCAACAGACTTGGTTCGAAAAGAAACGATCGACCAGCTTAATGAGAAAAAGACAGAGCTAAAGAAAATTAATCAACGTTTAAACGAAATCAATGTGAACAAAAACGAAAAAAAGGAGATGGAGATAATCAAGAAGTGCCCTGAATGCCAGAACGGAGTTTTGAATTACAAAAATGTGTGCTATCATTGCGCAAAGGAGATATGCAGCAAATGTTATTGTGTAAAGCACGAGAGTGATTGCAAGCCCGATGACGTTGCAAGTTACAAGATGATTGTGCACCAGACAAAACCATGCCCGAACTGCGGATGCAGAATTCAGAAAACCGAAGGATGCGATCAAATGTGGTGCACTTCATGCAACACTGCATTTAACTGGTCAACATTGAAGATTATTCAAGGGCGCATACACAATCCGCACTACCAGGAATACCTCAACAAGCATCAGATCGTAAACACTGATTGGAGAGACAACTGCGAGAATAATGACGTCCCCTTTCATTTTCCTTACAACAACAGTTACAGCATATTTCAGGAAGTTTTGCGAAATATGAATCAAACGGAAAGAATACAAAAGGTGTCCGAAATGATTCAGAAGAAACTTACTCAGATTATTGCTCTTTTGACACAAAGGTCGTATAACGGAAACGAAAAGAATGTCCCTTATTCCCTAATGCTTTACCAGGATCTTCGCATCATGTTCATAAAAAACAATATCACAGAGAAAAGGTGGTTTAGCATTTTGTCTTTGAAAGAAACAATAAGGGAAAGAGAACGAAAGTTTGCGCAATTGGACGAGCTACTGGTTTCAATAGGTAGGGATTTAGTAAGAAATATTTTAAATGCAAAGTACAAAACGTATGATGAACTAAACGAGAATTTTTTTATTCCGCTGGATCAAGCAAGATTGTATTACAATGAACAGTACAAAACATTGTGCAAGGAATTTGACATTAGAAACTGCAAAGAATTCAAGTCGTTTTTAAATACAGTGCACATAAACGAAGATTGGTACATTCATTAATTTTATCTACTTTATTTCTATTGTCTTGAAGTTTTCATTATTTTTAAAAATGTCGGCTTGTTTCTGCAACGTTTCCCTTTTTTCGTGCAACTCTGCAACGAGTTTCTCTCTATAGGTTTTTTTCACTTTTCCAGTCCACGCATTTTTGACCTTGATCCATTCGTACATGGCCACGCACCCAATGTCAAAGTTCAAAAAATCGTTGTTCTCCTCAATTTTTTTTCGGATCTCTTCCTCCGTATTGCCGACGTCGATAAATCCAACCATGGGCTCTGCGCCCGTGAATTCTATCGGACATTGATTTTCTTGGTTCCAACGTTCGTACTTTACGTTGAGTTCGTCTTCGTTCACTCCAAGTTTTGACCACAATCGTGCATCCATTTCTTTTTTGAAAATATTGGACCAGCAAACAAAGTTAGAATCGTTTTCCACTTTGTCGTTACCGTTTTTTTCAAAGTAGCTCGAACCAGGAATCATCTTTTGTCCGTATATATTTAGGTTGCATGGAGGTGGGTTCTTCTCGACAAAGTCCCTCATCAATGAATCAGCGTCGAACTTAAAATTGCATTCATGTATCTTCGCATTTCTGAATGTATTAAAGTACTGTAGGCGACGACTGTCCCACTCATCTATACTTTTTTCTTGGTTGTCGAAGAACTCGTAATCCGGAATAACAGCAACGGCGCAAAAGTTTTGCATGCGCAACGTATTTGAAATATCTTTCATGTTTCCCTCTACAAATTCCTTCTTGGTTTCGAAGGATGCAATTTCGTATTGGTTTTCGGCAATGGATCCTACAACCTTTGCTTCTGCATTTTTCAAGGTCTCTTCAAATGCCTTTTTTCTGTTGTTCAGATGTCTGTCCATCAGAAAATGGTACTTTTCAATTTCTCTTTCCTTATTGACATTGTTTGCGTCATAGTCTGTTCGCAACAAAACTCTGAACTCGTTCTGTGGAGCGATACGTATTTCCATGTTTTCTACTTTACATAATTTTTTTGCGTGTGCAAGAGCTTCTTCTTTAAATTGAAAAAAACCAAGTACGCGGATCCAAGCATCTCCGTCGAGAGATCGTATCTTCGTGTACTTGTGCGCAAGATTATAAAGAACCCACATTTTTTACGTTCTCATAAACTTTTTTTATGTTCTCGTGTAAATTTTTTTGTTTTTGTAAAAAATAGTCAGATAAAACTGACGTCGGATGTATTTTTTTTAAAATTATTTTCACCTTGTCGTTACGCATATTCAATTTTTCCATTTCTAAAGCTACAGAAACCATTTCCTCCGTCATCTTGGTATTTATTATAAATTGCTCTAGATTGCGCTTGCACTCTTGTAGGTAATCATCAACCTTCTCTATATCTTCTTTATCGAACAATTCAACGTCCATCAAAAACATAATATTGTTAGCTTCTTCGTACTTTTTTTGAAGGTGCCTCAATTCTAGACATTCCTCGGGCAACTGTAGATTTTCCACTGGATCCTGGAAAGGCAAAAAAAATCTTCTCCACACATTGTCTTCTTTCATTTGCAAAATGGAAGTCGATCCTGAAATACGATTGCAGTGGATAGAATTATTGAAAAAATCTTTAAAAAAAAATCCTTTTTTTGAAAATTTAAATATCGACGCCATCTATGTAGCTAGGAGAATGGAGGAGTTTGCCCACAGAAACAGGCAACACGTTACTTTATTTCAGGGAATACCTATTTACAAGTACGGTGAAAAGCAGATTGTTTTTGATGATAACGAAGCACATATTCACGCTGCTTATCTTCAGTACGTAGAAAACATGCAGAGGGCAGTATTCGTTTGTTTAGAAGGTAACATAGAGAACGTGCGATACGAACCTCCAGAAAACTGGATAGAAAATGAAAAAATAGTGGAGGGGACTTCGCACCAGGAGTGGGAGCGCAATTATTTTGCAAAGCAAGAAATTGCCAAATCCGTTCTCGCTAGCAAAGAAGCAACCAAGGGTTTGTTTAGTTGCCCTAAATGCAAATCATATGATGTGGATACAGATCAAAAACAGACAAGATCTGCAGACGAACCAATGACAATATTTTGCAGTTGCAATGCGTGCGGAAAAAGATTTATTCGATAGTTTTTTTAAGATAAATGTTTTATGATTTTTGCAAGATCCTTTCTAGCTACATACAATTTTTGAAGTGATTTCATCATATTATCAATTACAGTGTCAACGTCTTCGATTTCGTTATCTGCAATTTCCTTTAATTTTTCAACAATCTCTAATGTGTCAATGTAATTTACTCCTATTTTAATTGCTAATTTTCTTAAAGACAGAACCAAAGGATCTTTTTCGACCATTTTTATTTATAAACATGTTAGAAAATTTGTTTTTGTATCGATATTCAACGATGTTTCCATCTGCGGTATTTGTGTAAACCCGTTTGCAGCAAGAAGAGATCTCATGTTTCTAACTAAATCCTGCAGAGTCACACTATTTGAAGCAGACGTTAAGAATGACCAGGTCATTGCACCCTGAGCGGATCCATTTTCGTAGGCGTCAGCAGATGTGTCAGAGTTTTGACAACCGGAGATCGTAATGACCAAGCCGCTAATACTTTTATAGGATGAATCCTGAACGAGCACCATATCTACATTGGTTGGAACAGAAGCTATCACGTTTCTGCTTGAATTCTGAACTGCGCTGAGTTTAGATACAATAGTCCTGCTGTTTTTATTAAGCAAGCTTCTAAAATTTGTCTTGTAAGGTTCTGCGAAAAAGTAGGTTAAATCAAAGACTGTTCCGCTGTGGCAACTGTCCGAACCAATAAATAATTTCGCGCCCTGCTGCAGAGTTGATATGGCATTATTCAATTCAATGTCTGTAAGATAGTTGCCATTTCTTAATGTATCCGGAGGGCACCAGCATTCGTTGTATCCTCCTTCAGCGCTGGCGTTTTGAATTTGCGATCCATGTCCCGAATACCAAATGAATGAAACATCTCCGGGAGCAGTTTGATTGACCAAGTCTTGAATCTTTTGCAAGAAGAAGGCCTTAGTGGGAAAATAAGGTGTTCCGTATGTATTCAAGTCAGTGTACAACTGAATGTCCTCACTCTTGTAGTCCTTCGAGAGCAAGAAAGTTCTGATATTGTTTACGTCATCAATACAACCGTTAAGTACGCATCCTTCAGTAATACAAAGACTTCCAGGAAAGTTGTAATTACAACCAAACAATAAAGCTCTTTTTTTACCAGTTGTAGAAGGGACACTTACAGTTGGACCTGTTACTAAAGAGCACGTGGCACATGAGTCAACCAAGGTTTCATTCTGCGAATTTCCGATGGCTTCCAAACTCAAACCAGAGGAATTATTATTTTTTCCGTTAAAAAATAAAATTAGTAAAATAATTACTCCAACAATTGACAAGAAAGAAACGAAGAAAAGAAGGCTCGAGTTCATTTTATCTTACAATGGATAACGCAATTACTTTTGACGATTTGAATATAGATTTTGAGGATGTTAATTTGAGTTTCAATGTACAGTACGAAGTTTCAGAATTACCATGCCTTCACAACTTGAGAAACTTTCTTCGAGGGCATGTCCCAGAAAGCGCTCTATCATACGAAGACAAAAAAATGCTCGGTTTTATCCCTAAAACGCCAAATGGTTTAACAGCGTTTGAAACTGTTGAGTTTCTAAATCAGATGGCCGACTCGCTAGATTATCCCGATTTCATTTACAGGAACATGAACGTTCTTATTCAAAAAAAGTACGAGGATATTGACCGAGCATCTGAAGCAACCATAAAAGAACTATATAATTTCGTAAACTACATCGACTCGAGATTTTTTGTTGGTTTTGTCCAAGATGAGCTTTTGCCTTCGAATGTAAATGCGATGTGTGAAAAAATTGAGATTTACCACTTTCACGAAGTAGATGTCGTTCTTGTCAGAAATTCATTGATAAACGAAAAAAATATTCTTCATTACTGCAAGTCTGACATAGCGAATGCAATACTTTCGTATAGGCATATTACGTTTTATCACAGAAAAATAATTTTTTCTTTGCTTAAAATTCGATTTCCGGATTTAGAGCAAAAAAAGTTTGATAAAAAAGAAGCATCCGTGAAGGTGACTGCTTCTTCTGTAGGAAAAAAAAGAAAAGAGGTGGAAAAAGAAAAGCTAGAGGAAATAGCAATTAGTTTCAAAAAGTTTAAGAATGACGAATGGTGCTCTTCGGAAATAGGAATAGATTACACGTACGCTTGGAAACTTGTTTTCATTCGTAATTCTCCTGTCCGTTTAAGCGAAAAGGGGCAAAAAGAAGCCTCTAACATGCGAAACAATGACGGAAACGTAAAAACAAATGGAAAATCGTACGAGGCAGATTACGCAAGAACGTTTGAGCATT